AAAGTTCCAATTTTACCTCTATTCGTAAGTGTAAGACATCCAGTGGTGCGAGTTGCCTGGCATTGGCTGAAGGGCTCCCTTTTTATCGCCGTGTGGAATCTCTCCAAGCTCTGTGGATTCTTCGTCATTTGGATCGACGAATCGATCAGAAACCATATCTTCAAATTTTTCTACGAACTCAAAGTAAGGTCGCTCTTCGTCCATCCACTTCTGGAGATTTAGGATCGTCATCTTGACTGTATCGAAATTATCGCTCTTAAGAAGGCGGGCTTCGAGTGAGCCATAAATAGAGCCGGCTTGTACAGAACCAATCTCAATAAGGCCTTTGGTGGCTAGGAACTTAAACAACCGGTTTTCAGTTCCATAAATCATATCGGACATCAAATCCTTCGGGAAAGCAACGACCTTCATTTTCTTGGGCATAACAATGATGTCCACCTCTGTGTGGTCCATTATCATGTAATCGCCATCCATAGTGCGACGAATGACAAGTTCGATCTTTGCAGCAACGGGGGAAGGCTTTTCTTCTTTAGCTTGGTCTCCTATAATAACTCTTACTGTCATTAAAGTACGATCTCCCTAGTTAATGCCTGAATCTTAAGAACCTGATGAATCATTTTGTCGTCGACCGGTTGATCCCTGAAAGACTCCATTCTTTCAGAAACGGATGCAACCTTTCGTTGCATTTCTTTGTCATCCTTGATGTCCTTTGCTTCAGTCATTTTTTTGACTTCTTCCTTTAATCTGTGAAGCTCCTCGTTTAAATAGGCTTTAAACTCCAAACTATTGTCACCAAATAAAGTAATATACTTTCCAATTAAGGCTTTCTGGTTTTCGTCAAGCTCTTCTCCGTACTTGGTGTTAAAGTTCTCAACAACCTTCTTATAAACCAAGTCGTCAATATGTGGCATGCTCTTGCTATCAACAACTTCATCTGGCTTTGAAACTATGCCTTTAATGATTGTCCTCTCCAATAGAACCTTGTGCTTTACTCCTATCTCTGTGCCGAAAATCTGAGAGATTGTTGCTAGGTTGCGGTAGTTGGGAACGAAATTGGAGTAAATGTCTTTACCAAACTTTTTGTTGATCAAGTCAATGAGTCGAGTTTGTGACTCAAAGATTTTCTCTTTGTCGAGAGAATCGTATTCTTTCTTTGTCTCCTGAATAAGGCGTTCTGCAAAATAAAGATCAGCACCGTGGGATTCGCCAAGCAATTTGTAGAGTTCAAGCTCTTGTCGAAGAACCTTTCCCTTGCTAAAGAATTCTTTCATTAGCACAAGAATTGAATTTTTCTTCTCAAGATCTTTTTCGACAATCGATTTTGCGACCTCTTTAGTTAGAACCTCGTAAAGAAAGGCAGTGTTACGCTTTTTATTGTGCTTTAGTCTCATTCTTTTTTTAACTCCGATCTTTCCAGTTCTTTAATAAGCCTCTTGGCCTCTCTGCTTGTTTTAAGAAGTTTTAATTCTTCTTTAGAAAATGTCTCTCCATAAATAGTTTGTTGCTCTTCGAACAACCCTTTGGCGAGTGGCTTTAGGCCAGTTGCACCTTCATAGCCAGGATAAATAGAGCGAGCAGTTCCTATTTCTGGGCCGGCGGCGGCCCCATAGTTCTTCTTGCGCGGGCCTCTTGACAGCCGGCCGTCTGCTGGAACATGTTTGTATGCAGCCTTCTTTCGAATACGATCTTTGCGTCGAATGTCTGCGGGGGAATCTTCTCGTCGACCAGGAGCAGCCAATAGGACATCTTCTTCTCCGCCGGCTTCTTCGCCTCCGCCAAGGTCTTCGCCACCGAGATCCTCTCCTCCGAGTTCGTCTCCGCCGAGATCTTCGCCTCCTAGTTCTTCGCCCCCTAGTTCTTCGCCGCCTAGGCCCTCTTCTCCTCCAAGGCCGCCGGTCATTGCTCCTGCTGCCATCTCTTGCTCGGCTTCTGCGGTTGCTGCGAGGTTTGCATCAAACTTCTTGTCGTAGAAGAGTTCGCGTTGGTTACGTAGGAATTCTTCGTGAGACATGCCGAACAGATGCTCTGCAACCCAACGACGAGAGAAGAAGCCTTCGTTTGCAGCACCTGCCACACTAAACTTCTTATCCCATCGTTCAAGTTCTTGCAGTTCTGCGATAATGGATGGGTTGTTTAGATGTAGTTTAAATCCAAGCAAGTCTTCGCCGTTATAACCAATGGTGTAAAGATGAATAATGCCGATCTTTTCGAGTTCGGAAACAACTGCTCGCTGTAGTCTTTGAATGGTTCGAGCGAAACGAATGTCTTTTTGGGCGAGAGTTGTCTTGTCTTCCTCTGCGCCGGCTTCGTTTGTAAGATAGGATGCAGGAATTTTCAATGCCGAAAATAGTTTATCTCTTAAGTATTTTACATCATCAATGTCGCCAGTTCTGGATCCGCCGGCCAGGGCAGAGATCTCTGTTGCAGAGCCGCCTCGAACTGGAATGAAATAGTCTTCCTCTATAGAAAGAGGATTATAGCGAAGATCGACTCGGCCGTTAGAGGGGTCGACAATAGAATTTCTCTTCATCGACGAAATGACTTTTTGCATATATTGTTCTACTTCGTTTGGCGGGATCTGTCCAACATCAATTTTGAACACTCTTCTTTCTGGCGCCCTGACGATTCGATAAGCCATCATAGCATCTTCAAGAAGAACCAACTGGCGCCAGATACGGCGAGCGGCTTCAAGCACTGATGTTCCGTAAGGAGAGAATTTGTCGTTGCCGAGGATGCGGAAGTGGCCAACCTGCCAGTTCTCGAAAGTCATGCCGGCTGTGTTCCATTGATACTGGATGTAGTTTGGGTTCGACTTATCTTCTCCCTCTAGCCTCTCAACTTCGTTAGATGGCATGCCTATCGTGCTGGTAATGCCTTCCTTTTCGTCCAAATCGAGATAAAGAAAGAAGTCGCCGTACTTGCACATCGAGCGACACCAACCAAAGAGGTTGTGCTCGACATTCATAATATCGTGATAAAGGGATTGAAGGACTGCTTTGATTTCTTCGTTCGGGCAAGCAACATTTAACATTGGCGACAGAGAGGAGTGTGTGGTCATCTCATCTGCATAAATGTCGAGAGCAGAAGCTATCTCTGGTGTGTATTCCATTTGATCAAAATCAACATACCGTTCGGCCCTGTTGTGTTGAGCCATAATGGTCAACTGAGTAGTATTTATTTCACTGTAACGAGTTCTCTTAAACTCCTGACCGCTTGCCGACTTAAAACGAGAAGAGTACTTGTCCATCTGTGAGCGTCGAAGCTTCCTTCCAGCTTGTGTTCTCCGAGAAACAATCGGCCCAGAAAAGATCTTTGTTAAGGTCCTAAATAATTCTGATGATGGGTTTCTTGGGTTTTTTGTATTCTTAGCCATTTATTTATCCTTTAATCAGCCATATGAAATCTTGGTATTGTTGTTGCTGTTCTTCCAGTTTTGCAGCATTGTCTATTTTGTGACCCCTCATGCCAGGAATGGTCGTGCTTAAGGTGTTGCTATAAGATGTTATTGAATTAACCATTGCCTTCTTATATTCCAAATCTCGCTGATTAACTGTTAATGCTGTATCTCTCACCCAGCACGCAATTGCAAGTGCCATCACCAGGTCATCATTATATGACCTCATAGCCTGTGCTTTGTTGTTGTTCCAGATGAAAGTTTTGAATTCGCCGATTATTCGTGAAGAATATATTGTAATTAGTTGGTTGCGAATGAATTCTTCCATCTTGGCGATTATTAGAGGGCGAGTTTTCGAAGAGGTGGTAAAACCAGGAACAGAGTTGTTTATCCCCTGTGCCTGTGTCTCTGTTATGTATTCGTGAGTTCCCTTAATAGAGAAATAAAGATTTGGATATTCTCTTTCTTGTAGCTTCTCTAAGATGGAAATTCCCAAACTATTGTTTTCTACGACGAGCATACAGTCGCCGTACTCTCTGCCTGTGCTGTCAAGAATTGAAGCGAACTGTTCTAGGTTTGGTTTGCCCTGATACTCTCCTATAACTTCCATAGTCTCTAGCTTGATAACATGGAACACAGAATAGTCGGCAGCATCACCTCTCGCAACATCTGCTACGAGAAGATAAGTGTTGGCAGCATCGTATTGCTCCCAAAGCCAAAGGTTTCGGTCAAAGCCGACTCGGTACTTGGGCTCCGTTATTCCGTCGTAAAGCCGGTTAATGTCGGCGGCCGAGATGACTGTTTCGCCTGATGCATTAAAGTTACACTCAAGCTCTTGTGCTATCTGGCGAGCAGACATGTTGCGAGTTTCTTTTGCGAACCACTCTTCGTCTCGCTCTGGGTGAACATCCCATGGGAGGACGACTGGGTGGAAGTCATTAATGCCAGCATCTGCCTCGACATAGACTTTATGGAACCAGTTACCAACACCGTTGGGTGTGGAGAGTGCTATGCATCGCCCACCAGTTGACAGAGTAGGGTATAAGCCAGTCCATAAATCTTCAAGCCCCTCAACATGGGCGGCCTCATCTATGACGAGGAGAGACAGGGCTTCAGAACGACCAGCATCGCCTGATGTGGATGATGCCTTGACTTCTGAGCCGTTAGTAAGAACAAAGGATGTCCTGTTGTCTATCTTGATGCTGGCTATTCGTAGCCAAGGCGGGAGGTACAGCATCATGCTCTTCACTTTCTTGACTAGGTTCGCTGCTGTCTGGAACTTGGTTGCGATGACGAGAACATTCTTGTCTCGATAGAACAGAAGCATCCAGCAGATGTAAGCTGCGGTAATGGTTGAGATGCCAAGCTGACGGCCTTTTAGGATGACATTGAAACGGTAATCGTCATAGTCTCCGAGCAAGTCGTCTTGGAATGGGTAAGTTTTGAACGGGATTAGCCCGTGCATTGGATGAGCTATCTTAGCGTAGTTGTTAATAAAGTATTGCGAATCTTTGCCGCACTTTATTATCTCTTTAACAATTTCTTTCCTAGAAAGCCCAGAGGACATTACTCCGCCTTATATGGGCTATGTATGTCCTTTCTAGATTTTACCTTTCCATCTTTTCGCGCAGGCTGTCCTTGGGTCGGGGCCTTTCGTTTGTCACCCTTCTCTTTCTTGCCCCATCCGCCCTGATCAATAAAAGACTTAAAGTCGGCTTCCATATCATCTTCGCTTGGGCTTTTGATGCCTTCGGCATCCACTCCGCCAATATCAAAATATTGTTTGGCTTGCACCCAAGTTCTCACACGAGATGTCTGCTGAACGATTGCATCAACATCTCCAGTCGACTTGAGGGTCAAAGCATTGCCAGTTATCTTCTTGTACTCTTTCTTAATAAATTTTGCGATATCGGCGATCATTTGCTCCAAGTCGCTCTCGAAGCCCTTCGCATAAACATCCTTGAGCTTCAACTCTGAATGATAATGAATGCACAACTGGTTTCCATAGAAGGACACCTTGAAGCCGTCCATAACGCGGGAATCTAAAATAGGATGCCCTTCTTCTCTTTTGAGGCCGACCTTGATGGGTTCACCTTTGTCGTCAAGTGCTCCATCGTGGCTATTCGCCATAACTTGCGAGATACCTCTAACAATTTCCATAGTGGTTGCCATCTATTTTTTCTCCTCGTTAAGTTTTCTTAACTCTTCAATTACAAGTGTTTTAATCTTGTCTTTAAGTGTTTTGTTGCTTTCAGTCATATATGCCTGAGCCATGGCCTTCTCAACACTGGGGTCAAACCCGCGAGAGGGAAGCTGATGATAAGCCATAGAGGCCAAGTGAGAATCTATACTATTAAGGACTCGCAAAATCGAATGAGCATGATCATCCATCTGTTTGTTCGTGCCTGTATGCTTTTTCTCTTTTGCCATTTATTCTGGTCTCCAACCTGTTTTCCAGCGATCTTCTCGCCCGTCTACCCACTGAATGTAGCACTTATAACAACAATCAAATTTGTTCATGAAAACATCATCGCGAATTTTGAAAGAATAAGCTCCGCAAACAGGACAAGATCTTTTTGTAGTTTCTCTATTAAGTAGTTTTCTCGACATTAAAATGCCATCTACTTCTATTTTCTCGTCTCGGTCTTCTGTATCTCTTTCTTTCTCGGCGAGTTTCTTCAATTGCTCTTCGTATTCTTTCTCTTTTTCTTCGTCCCAGTTTCCTCTAGGGTTCTGGACGGTCTCTTCGCCATACTTCTTGGCGATAGCCTGTTCCACCTTCACAACATAATTTGGATCTTTCTTCTTCATTTCGCCACATGAACGACAAATGCTGTTGTCGCGATGCCCACGGCTGCTCCGCCTACTGCCCACCATAGCTTATTAGATGGCGAGTGGCCCTTTACGAGTTCGTGAAGAGCATCGATCTCTTTATCTTTGGCTTCGACTGTAACCTTATACTCTTCTTCTAGCGATGAGATGCGAAGGTTGAGTGTGTCGATTTCCAAAGTAAACTTCAGTTCTTGCTTCTCTAGCTCGTATCCAAGCTGAAGTTCGTATTCTTCTTTCACCAACTGGCTCTTCGCCAATATCTCTGCTGTTGCCTCTGGGTTGAACAAGGCTCCTTCAAATGGAGCAGGCTGGTTCTTCCCAAGGAAAGTGAACTGAGGGGCTGCTTGTGCGAGAGAGGGGAGGCAGA